AACCAGTCCACAGTTAGTTCCAACTTGTGAAAAGGCAAACGTAAAAGGTTGACCAACAAAACGTTGTGTAAATAACGCTGTATCAGTCCAAACATAAATTGCATCACGACCTCTGATTGCTCCTCTGATCTGTGATCCGTCGGCCAGTCTTTGTGTACCAGCGGTATTGGTTGCTGTTGGTGTGTAAGTATTTATATCTTCTTGGTCCGAGAACCTAATAAACATATCATCTTGTGTACTAGGTGTTCCTATGGTTGTTTCTGTTCCAAAAAATACTAAGTGACGATCCGGAGTAGATACAATCATGTGTCTTGATGCAGTTGGTGCACCTGATATAATTGTTGCTCTATTGTTTGTTGGATTAGTTCCTGAAGAGTCCCATTCAAAACATGCACTGTCGTGAATTAAACAAATTGCTTTGTCACCAAAATTATCTAATGACCACATTCCTGGTTCAAGAACTAAGTCACCTGATGCAGCTTCGCCCCATGCAACATAGTCAGTTGAATTAGTTACTGTTGCGCCATCACTATGAGATGCTGCAGTTGTTCCAGCTACACCTCTAGTTACACCAGTAAGAGTATTTCCAGTTATTCCTGTGTATGACATTTCTTCAGATCCAATTATAATAAAATTAGTTCCTGTACTAGGAAACTGTGTAGCATCAGTTAATGTTAAAGTTGTTACAGCAGAATTAATATCACCATTTAATGTTGTAGTAGCAGCTCCTATTTCTTCTCCGCTCCATGTTCCTAAACCCCAACCAAGTCCTTTAGCTTGAACAGCAGGACCTACAGGGTAATAATGTTGTACTCTCACACCACCCGATGTTGTTGCTCCAGACCCTGATTCGTTTGATGCCATAGTAATCGTTATAGTTGTGGCTGATGGCACTGTTGTAACCATGAATTTTTTATCATCGAAATCAGATGCACTAAAATTAGAATTAGTTATTGCTGAAAAATTATCTAATAAAATAATGTCGCCTGCTGTAATTCCGTGAGAAGTAGAAAAAGTTATAGTAACTGTGGGTGATCCATTAGTCGTGCTAAATGCATTACTAAGAGTTGTTGTAGTTTTAATAGGATGTATATCATAAAATACACCACCAGAATACGCATATAAAATTCTGTTTGTTCCTATGATAGAATACTTAATAGATGTAGAACTAACGAAATGATGAAGACCTCTACCTGCACCTGTTAAGTCATTTGTTCCACCTAACTGCTTCCATCCTCCTATTTTTTCAGGAGTGCCATATCTAAATCTAACATTATCACAGTCGATCCATTGACCCTCAGCTCCTGTTGGAGTTATTTGTTTATTAATACCTGGTTGAAAGCCTATTTTTTGTAGCATAATGTACCGTTATATAGGGTTTTGAATTTTTTGATAGTATTATATTTTACTCTAAATCTACAGTATTATTGTAATTTTTATTTATTTCTTAAACCAATTTGGAAGACCCAAATGTTTTCTTCTATCAAAAATATTATCTTTAGCAAACTTTGTTCTAATATTATTGTAATGTAAAAATACTTGTGCAGAATGATTACCTTCGAATTTTTCTCTCCAGTGTTCTAATTCGATACCTTTGTAAACCAACATATCTCCAGGGTTTAAATCTACTTTAATTTTTTTACTTAACTTCCCTGATGGTTTTAAATATATTGACCATTTATCTCCACCAAGATTCATAGTAGTTGATATCTCACAACTAAATCTATCCTTATGTTTTTTAAGCTCATCATCTTTTTTATATATTCTAGCATATGTATAAGCTGGATATAATTTAAGACCTGTTACTTTTTCCATTTCTGGCTGACATTTTAACATTAAAGTTTCAAAAGCAATATCTGAATAACAACTATAAGTATTTGGTACTTGTCCAGTTTTTGGATCTTCATAATATCCAAAAGCTTTTTCAAAAGGGGAAATATATCTTGCCTCTAACATAGTGTCATAAACTTGTTTTTTCATAAGAAAATAATTATATAAAAATAATGCTAAATCTTTATCAATAGCTTTTTTTATTACTGCGTATTTATTTTTTTTAAATTTCATTATACAAAAGGTTTTCCTAAATTCCATAAAACAAGACTGTATCTTGTACCTGATGTTACAGGTGTTACTCTGTGCCAAACAAAAGAAGGAAATACAACTATAGAACCTTTTGGAAGTATTTGAGTACAAGTTTGTATCTTTCTTTTATTAGATTTGCTTGGGTCCTCATTTCTAAAATCAAATTCTAATGCACCACCTTCGTATTCTAAAAAATCTGATAAAGACACAGACACAGATAATTTTCTTATTTTATTATAAAGAGGCCCTGGTTTATCATAGGGCTTTCCCCAACTATCAGCATGCCAACCATAATATTGACCTTTTGAATATTTTGTAAATTGACATTCTTCTGATACGTCCCACTCAAAATTCCAACCTGCATTTCTATTTGCCATATGAATGTAAGGATGTATTTCTTTATATATCCAAGAATCAGACATCCAAACAACATTTGAATCTCTTTTCTTTTTTAAATTTAACATTTCTTTATTTGATAAAGGTTTGTCTTTAGCATTTCTGTCAACACCTAACTCACCTGTAAGACCTAAACTTTCTTTCTTTTTAGATAATTGACCATATTTTACAATGTCATCACATACTCTATGTGGAATTGCAGATTGAAAGTACCAAAAATAATGTTCAAGATTCATTATTAGTTACATTGAAAAGTACAAGTTAAAAAAGTATTTGTTTGTTTTGATGTATTACTAGAAATAAAAAATCTTTCTGATCCTGGAAATAATACAAAATAATTATTACTCATTGGAATAAAATATTTTTGATTTAAATATTTTTTATTATCATATTCAATAACCAGTGAACAAGAATTATTAGCAATATCTACTCCGTAAACTAAAACATAATCTATTGAATTAGAAGAATTATTTAAATCAAGAAAATTTCTTGAAAATGTTTGTTCATTTGGTTTTAAAACATTTCCAAACCTTTGGAATGGAAATACTCTAGTATCAAAATAGCTATCTAAATAATCTACAATATATGTTTGCACCATATCTAATGCTTTAGATGAAGGAACTTTATAATCTAAAAATGAAAAACTAAACTGATTGTTAGTCATTGTATTTGCTTGTAAATGAGAATCCAAAATATCTGCTTTTAATTTTGATCTATCAATATCAAAATTCTTAGGCATTTTTAAATCACCTTGATAAATATCAATTTCTGATAAAACTGTTTTTTTCATATCTGTATTACTTTCTAAAATATAATTTTTTTAATTAAAAGTCAATGACTAAGAAGCCATCAAGTCTGTCAAATCCCAAGACTGAGTTTGTTCATTCCAAAGATAAATCCAACTGTGTGTTTTATCAACATCTGTTTGTTGAGTTTGTTCTGCATTTAAATCTGGCATAGCTCCCGCAGGTGAAACCCAAGAAGCTGTGGCAACATCTTTTGTCCAAGATGAGTAAGGTTGTGGTGGCCAAAAAATTTCATTTGCTGAATCCCAATCATAACCTATAGCAGCATAATTTCCTCTAAATGGTGTGCCACCTAATTTATGTTGATTTTTAAATGTATTAATAGAAGTTTTAATCCATAGATGCGCTGGCCAATTATTGTGTTGTTCTAAATATGATTGACCAATTGATTCTACTTCAGCGCCTTCAGAATTTTCATTATTTATATTATCTAATACTAAAACACTTAGTACTTTATTTTCTTCTGATATTTTTGCAAAATGAGCCATAATTTTTTATTGAAATTTGTAAGTTATAATTACTACTCCAGAACCTCCTGGACCTCCTACGTAGTTACCGTTTGTGCCTCCGCCTCCACCGCCTCCGGTGTTAGCAGTCCCTGTGCCTGCTGGTGCTTCTGCGCCGCCGCCTGAGCCGCCAGATCCGTCAAATCCGCCTCCGCCTCCGCCGCCTCTTGTTACTGATGAACCTGTTATACTTGATGCTGTTCCTGCTCCTCCTGAGCCTGAGTTTCCGCCTCCACCTACAGCTCCTGCACCACCGCCGCCTCCAGCTCCGGTTGGGCCCCCGGTTCCTCCATTATTTCCTTGTGATGGACTTACTGGTGGAGTATTTCCATTTCCTCCTGCACGACCTGGGTGTGAACCACCTCCGCCAGAACCTCCTGGACGACCTCCTGGTGCACCACCAACGCCTCCTGTACCACCTCCAGTAGAAGTAATTGATGAAAATATTGAATTAGAGCCAGCTCCTCCGCCGCTTCCGCCAGTATCTCCAGCTCCTCCTGCACCAACTGTGATTGGATAGTCTTGTGCTGTAACTGATAATCCAGAATTACTAGAAGGAAAATTTGTACGAAAACCTCCTGCTCCTCCACCGCCTCCACGGTTCCAAGATCCTCCAGCTCCTCCAGCAATTACTAAATAATCAACTGTTGTATTGTCTCCAGCTCCTCCAGTATCAACTGTAAAAGTTCCTGGGCCTGTAAATGTATGGACTTTAAAATCACCTGTTTCTGTTATTGTTCCACCCGTTGCTTCAATAAATCCGCCTCCAGCTCCGCCAGAACCAAATCCTAAAATTTGATAACCAAAATTTTTAGCTTTTCTATTTTGAGTGTTTTTTGTGCTCTTACCGGCAGTAAGTTTATTTTTTAATTCTCTCATATCTAAATTCCTTATGCGTCGTTAGCAGCACTCGTAGTAAAGAATAGTTTAATTCCAAGTAATCTTGCATCAGCATTTAAATCATCCGCTGAAACATCTCTTGATATTTGAAAGAAAACATACTCGTCTGCACCCGGTGATCCTGCTATTGTAACTGCTCCACTTTCAGCAGCAACATCTAAATCGTTTGATGTTCCACTGTGTGCTTTTGCTGTTGCAACAACTTGTGTTCCAAAAGCTGTATTTAAATCTCCACTATCAGCTAACGCTACTCCAGATAGTCCCCATGCAGTCGTTCCTGTATTTGTTGATGTTGCTGTGAAGAAAGCTTGAAAAGTTACTGTTCCTGCATTCCATGATTTAGGAAATGCAACAGCAAATTGTGCAAACTCATCAGAGTCTTTGTCAAAATCTAAAACTTTAATTTCTGGACCATTAGATAATTCTACTTGTGCAGCTTCTGCACCACCTGTAGTATTTGGATACATAGCAACAGCTGGCACCCATATAGTTTCTTTACCTGCAATTTTAATAGCACCTGTAGCGTCTGCAGCATCTACTGCTTTAGCTTGTCCAGTTCCGTTAGGAGCAATGGTAATATCTCCATCAGCTGCATCTGTAATTGTAATTGTACCTGAGTTAGTTCCAGAATTAGTGCTCATTACTAAGTCTGAAGCTCCCCCTGTTGTTACTGTAAGTGTACCTGCGCCATTTGAAGTTAATGTAGCTGCTGCTCCAGAATCTCCAACTTTTACTGTATCACCTGCAAGAACCACATCTCCAGTTCCTTTTGGAGTTATATTAATATCAATATTTGAATCATCACCTGTAGATGAAAGAGTTGGTCCCGCACCTGTTGCAGCGTTTGCTACTGTAAATTCGTTTACGGCAGAACTTGTAGCTGTAAGTAAAGCTAGTTCATTTCCGTTAGTATCTAAAATAGATGTACCAATTTTTGGTGAAGTTAAAGTTTTATTAGTTAAAGTTTGAGTTCCAGTAAGTGTTACATCACCAGCTGGTAAAGTATCTATATCTGGATTAGTTCCATCATTTGCAGTAGCGAATACAAGAGCATCACCTTTATCTCCTGCAGCAAAAGTAAATGAATCACCACTTCCTGAAGCATATTTAAATTGAACTGTGTAAGAACCTGATGTTGAATTTCTTAAAAAATAAAATGTTTGTACATCTAAAGGAATTGTTACAACTTGGTTTCCAGTAATTGTACCAGTGAACTCGATCATTCTGTGAGATAAAACTGCACCAGTTGATCCATCAGAAACTGTAAGAGCTGTAGTATCTGCACCACCAGCTATTGATTGTGTTGTATATCCACCAGAAATTTGTTCTATTATTTGTAAATTAGTATTAGTCTTTGTTCCCCACGTACCAGCGTTTTCACCAGTCGCTTGAAGTTCTACCCCTAAAGGTGTGTATGTTGATGCCATAATTTTTTATCTCCCAATTAGAATTCTTATTCTATGCGACGTCAGTATAAGTTATATTAACTCCTGTGTCAACATCTTGATATGCTTGTATTCCAAAACCTGTAGAAACACCAAATCCTGCTACAGCTGACGTTATTTCTACACCCGTTAATCCTATGACATCTGCCGGTGTTATAGAACCTACAGCAGAAGTAGCAGAAACTCCTGTTAAAGGAACTCCTATTTCAATTATAATTGATCCTACACCAGATGTAGATTGTACACCTGTAACATCTATTAACTCAATATTTTCTATAACTAAAGTACCAATATTAGAAGTAGAAGAAACTCCTGTTAATCCTAAAGCAAGTTGTGGAGGAGTTATTGAACCTACTGCAGATGTTGAAGACACACCTACTAACCCAACAATTTGAGAAGCTGCAGTTATTGCTCCTACACTAGCGGTTGCAGAAACTCCTGTTAGTGCAAACGTAGCGCTAATTACATGACTTACTGAACCAACAGCAGAAGTTGAAGAAACTCCTGTTAGTCCCATAACATCTGCTACGTCTAATGAGAATATTCCCCAACCTTGACCTTCGCCCCATGAAGCTTCGTTCCAAGCATTAACAGATATATTAGATTGTATTGCGTCTGGTGCTTCTAATTCTACAACTAAACCTGACTCGCCATAATTTTCAACTCCCCAACCATCTTGACCCCAACCAATTGCTATTTGTGCCGATATAGTAGTTGAGCCTACACTAGCGGTTGCAGAAACACCTGTTAAAGAAACAACAGCATCATTAAGTTCTCCCCATTCACCATCATTCCATGCTTGTGCACCCCAACCTAAAACAAATTCTTCCTCTACTCCCCAACGATTTGAACTCCAACCAAATGCACCATAAGAATCTCCACTAATTGTATTTGCTTGTCCACCCATGCCAGAGTGATTACTGCAATAATAATATAAAGTTGGTGCAGAGGCTGCTACTTCAATTTGTGTGTATGCTCCAGATGATCCTGGTGTTCCACTAGTTGTAACACCAGTCGTATACTCGCTTCCAGAATTATGTGTGCCGTCGCTTGTTGTTGAAAATCTTAAAGGATGAGAACCATTTGATGAATCTGCTTGATCAAATTTAAAAGTTCCACCTTCAGCTAAATTTAAAGTATCTTGTTGAACACCATCGATAAAATATTTATTTCCACCACCGGTGCTGACCACCGTTACCGTGAATGTTCTAGTAACGGACATACGTCGTTACTCCTTTAGGCTAATCGTATGATTGCGTTAGTTGCGTCTGCTGTAGGGAATTGAATTGTAAAAGTTCCACTTGTTACAGTTTTATCACCACCAAATGCAATAACTGCACATGCTGGATCTCCAGATACTGAATCATTATAAATTAATGCACCATTTGCTGTAAATGTTGCACTTGTATAACTAACATCAGAAAAATCACAAACTGCTGTTGTGCTTGATGCTACCGGAGTTACACTTGTAAGAGTTGCTCCAGCTGCTGTATAAGCTGTTCCAGATGAATTAGTAATTTCGTTTGATGTTGAATAAGCTGTCGTAGAAGCTCCTAAAGTTGCAGAGCTTGTATAAAGAGCCATTTTAAAAGTATTTCCAGTTGTTGCTGTGAAGTTATGAACTCCTTTTAGAAGTTCAACTTTAAAACTTGTGCATACTGCAGATGTTATCGCCATAATTTTATTCTCCTACGGGTTTGCTGAGGTAACTGGTATTCTAACTGCTCCGTCTGTGTAGTCATCTCTTCGTCTTCTACCAACTTGCTCGTTAGCAAACTTCTGTACCTCTTGTTTATATTTATTTTCGTATAATGTCAACATATCTATCGGACCTTTTAAAAAACTATAAGTCTCAGATAAACAACAATATAACAGACCATTTGGAAAATTCATACTAATATAATTAGTCTGATTACTAGATTCTAGAGTAGCTGGCATGACGTTAAAATGAACTCTAAAATTATATGCTTGATCTGGAGTTGGAGCCAAAGTTATACGTCCTGAAGTCGTATCAGAATCACCTGTTGCTCCGCCATACATGGCATAATATTTAGGTTTAGCTCTTTTTGCAGTCTCAGTAGAGGGAACATATTCTTGTAGGTATGTGTAGTCTTTTTTTTCTAAATAGGAATTATCTCCAGTTAATGCTGTTGTAGAATCATAAACCTGTATACTTCTTACAAATAAACAACCAGCTGGAGCATTAACTTGATTTTGTCCTACAACAAAGGCACCTGTTTGTTGTTTTCTATCGGCATCTATAGGGACCTCTCTCATGATCCTATATTGTGAATTTAAAATAATATTTTCTAAAATATCTGTAGTTAAAACATTAGAATCTGTTTCAGTGTAATTTCTAATTTGTGTAACCAATCCGCTATAACTTATACCAGCCATTATTTAGATTCTCCTTTATGTTTTAAACGTATCTTTTTTTGTTTTGCAGTTTCCTCATAGAGTTCAAGATGTTCATCTTGCTCTGAACATGCACATTGTTTAATTCTTAATAGTTTACAAATAAAATTTTTTAATTTTTTTATCATCCTTCGATTGTTACGGGTCCTACTGAACAACCATAACCTCCTCCTTTTACATCTCCAACTGTAGCAGTATCCGTATCAACTGTAAAATGAAAAAAATTTGAACTTGCATAATCAGTTGTAACTGCAGCATCATTTTTATACAGACCTACAGTAATAGTATATCCTGCAGACTTTGTAATATTAGTTCCTGTTATTCCATCAAAATCAGGAATATTTGAATATGCAAATACCGGATTTGTTGAAGTACCTGTTCCTGGAGAAGTAGTTGGTGCTCCTCTAAATCTATAAGTTGTACTATTAGTTAAACCATGTCCAGGTGAAAAAACATTTATAATTCTCGAACCTGCTTCATAAGTTTCAAAACCATTATCAACTATTCTAACAGTTGTTGATGGTTCTGTTCTTCCAGGTCTTACATTTCTTAAAGATATAGCATCACCATTCATAGGTTTTGGTTCTAATTGTGGTTGCTTAGGTTCAAATTCAGATATATGTACAAAAGAACCATTCCACTCTCTAACCATTTCTCTGTATGGAAACTCCATACCAGATCTATCTGATATTGCTTTTGCTCTTTTACCTGTTGCGTACTTTGCCATTATGTTCCTGGGTAATAAGCTTTAGGTGTAATGTATGTACTAGAAGCTGACCCATCCTCCGCTAATGCTCTCGCTAATTCATCTTCATAATATAGTTTCATTTGTTGAACAAGCTGTGGTTGATATTTTTGTGCAAGATAAAAGGCTAAACCTGAAGTCATACAAGGAACAAATCTAAATGGTACATCAGTTGCATTTGTATAATCACCTACATCTTGTATTCTTTTTATAAAAAAGAAATGCATATCTTTAGATGCGTTTGTTGAATCAGGTGTTGGATAAATATGTATTCTAACTTTATCAATAAATCTTTCTACCCAATATTGATTAGGTGTTCCTTGTGAAAGTTTATTTGAAAATCCTGCATAAGTAGATCTATCTACTTTAGTCATAGGACTATCTGATTGAGTAGTTTGAGTTCTATTAGATCTTAACTGTGCTTCAAGGACATCGGATATTCCAAATACACTAGCTGGGGCTGTAGTTGTTGCTGAAGTTCCATCACTACTTGCTCTAAAAAAATCATAATCTGATTGTCCTTCAATTAAATCTAAATTAGTGTCTCCTATTTCCCAATAATGAATACCTCTATTACCCCATTCTTGAAATAATATATTAAGAGATCTTCTCGCTGATTTCATTTGATAACCAGCTACTGAATTTAATCCAATACGCTCAAATGCTTCTTCTATTATCTCATCAATAGAAAAAGTTTTATCGAACGTTGCTGTTCCCGAAGTAGTATTAGCCATTTAAACTCCTACGATTCGTAGACTTTAATCCATTCACAAACAACTGTC